GCGTTTAGTAATGTTTCACCTAACTGCATTATCTTATGATACAATTCTATATCTTCAACATTATCCTCTACAATGTTGTAGGCTTTAATTTTAGAGTCTTGCCCTAGATCTTTATTGTAACTGAAGAATTCTTTGAGATTGATTACTTCTTGTTCGGCCATCCGTGGCCATCTCTTCAATATTGTCTTCAGCTTTAGGCCGGGAGCTCCTGGAATATTATCCGAGGAGTCCCCTTCCAAAGCTCGATACACTGCGAAGTTTTGAGGAATGACTCCATACTCACTATACACATCATCTTCATAATACAATTTCTTTTTCGTTGGGCTCCATACGTGTACGTTATTGGATACCAGTTGTAAGAAATCCTTATCGGATGACATAATAAATGAGTGGGAGTCTTTCGGTGTAAGTATGTTATTTGCGATGTAAGCAATTACATCATCAGCTTCTGCTCCATCTAAAGTTATTACGGTGATCGGTAAAGTCTCAAGATAGTCAATCAATCTAATTAATTGTTCTAGTTGATTATCTTCCTTGTCTACGGATTGAGCTCTGTTGAGCCTAATGCTGACTTTACGTGTTGCCTTGTATTCTGGATACAGCTTTCTTCTAGCAGCTGATCCATTTTTACCATCAAACACGACAATGACCCGAGTTGGGCTCATCGTCTTGATAGCATGACCCATACTAGATAAGAATCCTGAAACCCCACCGCAATGCTCACCATTAGCGTTTAGGGTGGGTGTTGCTGAGTAAGCTCGTATAAATGTGTTTAATCCATCTATGATTAATACTCGGTCGTCTCTGTGTTTAGATTCTTCTGTCTCACGCAACTTTAATTGATTGAGCAATTTAGCATACTTATTTTTCATTCCTCGTCTTGGTTTAGTGGTGTATCGATTCCTTCCATATTGGATGTGTCAATTGTTAGCTCATCCGGATCAATCTCCGTCTGTGTTTTGTAATGCGATACACTATTCTGTTCAATAGCATTTTTGCAATACGCTCTAACTTCTGGCCTCTTGAGTATGTCTCTCCACTCTTTACTTTGGAATTTAACAACCTCTCCAGTATCCTCCATTATGAGGGTGTACCAAGATCCTCCCACTGTTATAACTTTGTACTTCTTGAGTGTCTCTAACCAACTAGCGTCATCATCTATTCCAGAGTCAAAGTATATACTGAACTTCGCTTTCTTAAAAGGAGGTCCATATCTATTCTTTACGACTGTGGCTTGTGTGTTTACGCCAATTATATCTCCATCACTATCCTTAATCTTACCAACTGCTTGAAGTCTAACTCTACAGCTTGCATGGAATGGCAAAGCCTTTCCTCCACTTGTAGTGTATTTGTCTCCAAACATAGCACCTAACTTTTCTCTCAACTGATTTGTAAACGCTAAGATTACTTTTTCTTTTCCAATAAGATTAGTTATCTTTCTCAACGCTTTTGACATAATGATAGCCTTAGATGTTGCCCATCCATCTTTATCGTAATCAGCATCTTGCTCTATCTTCGTAGTAGCTGCTGCTACTGAATCTACAACAATTGTAACGAGTCTGTCTTTATTATTCTTACGAATATCAAGTATAAGATTCTCTATTGCTTCAAATATGTCTTCAATTGTATCCATTGGTAGGTACAGCATGTTCTTCACATCAACTCCAATTGCAGTAAGAAACTCTTCACTTAGTGCATTTTCAGTATCAATGTAAACTGCTATACCACCTTTCTTCTGAGTATTAGCTAATAGGTGAGCTGCGATCAGAGATTTACCGGACGCTTCAAGCCCGGTAAATTCTGCGATTCTTCCTACTGGTAATCCTCCGTTAGGTCGATTTGATATGGCAAGGTCTAGATCTGTCGATCCGGTTGACACCCAATCCGAAAGATCGGTTTGTGTTTTCTCTTCTCCTAAGAAGTGAACAGCTTTGAAGTCCTTAAACTTCTTATTTAGACTTGATGCTAACTCTTGAGCTAGCTCGTCCCTTCCCGCTATTTCATCGGGTGTAACTTTTGCTTTTGCCATAACTGTTATGAATTAAATAAATCTCCGAATGCTGTTGAGATATCTTCTGTTGTGCTTGCCGTTTTAGCTCCAGTGATTGGTGCCTTTGTAGTTGTAGCTTCGCCACCTTCACCAGGCTTCAACCAATCCTCTAATGCAACTTTCATATCGTCATACGATAGCTCAGTAAACATCTTTGTTAATTCTGGTTGTTTGTTAACAATCATTTCTGCAACATTCTTATCTTCTGTTGCTGGTGTTGTATTAGGCTTAACTCTAACATTGTAAGATGGATAACCACCCTCCTTGTCTGGAGCAATGTGTTCGATTGTTACGTCACGACCGTTTGTTAAGTCAGTGATATCTCCATAATCTGGATCTGTGATTACTCCTAATAACTCAGAGTAGATCTTCTTACCGAAAGCATAAAACTTAACTCCTTCAGATTCTTGTCCTCTAACAATTACGGGAGTGTAACATCTGAACTTTGGTTCCATCTTTCTTCCCATCTTCCAATCTTCTTTGTCTCCAGTGCTTTTAAGCTTCTCTGCAAATTCAAGTACGGGATCAGGTCTTCCAAATGAGCTCGGAGAGATCATTGTTTTCTTTCCTATATCGTAGTGAAAATAAAGTTCTTGAAAAGGGTTTGATTTGTCGAACGAATAAGGTACTATTCTTACTTGTGATTTTCCGACTGGTGGTTTCCAGAATACATCTGAGTTTCTGTTTCCACCGCTTGTTGTTTGAAGCTCTTGTAGCTTCGCTTTAATTGCATCTAAATCTAGTGCCATTTTTGTTTTGTTTTTTTTGGTTTATATTTATATTTAACTGTCCTATTAAGTATCGGGTATCTGACTGAGCTATTTCTTTCTATTTCTTTGTACTTTAATTATGCTCTTATTGTACCTCTGACTTAATACATTAGACTAACTATA